ACCGTCAAGGCAAGGAGCGTGAGGCGGCGCGCGAATGGGCCAGCATTCTCAGCGGCGCGATGGAGAAGGTCAACGGCGTGCAATCGCATGTGGATCCGTGCGAGCAGTCGAAAATCGAACGCATGACGCCCGGCGAGTTCAACGAACTCACCCAAAACACGATTGCGAATCAAATGAGGGAAAGTTATCCGCAAGCAGTTCAAAACACTGAAACAATGCCGGTTCAAGCCGGTTCAACACCCGTCGCATCGGTTCAAAACGGTTCAATGGAAAGTCACGAGGCAAGTAAAAACGCCTCCTCCAGCTGGCAGTTCGAAGACCTCACCCAGCTCGCTTCCGGCATTGAACTGCCGCCCACGCCAACCGTGTTCCAGCGCGAGGACGGGCAAGGATTGTTCTACCGTGGCGCGGTCAACGACCTGCACGGCGAACCCGGCTGCGGCAAAAGCATGATCGCCCAAATCGCCACCGCGCAGGAATTGAAGGCAGACCGTGACGTCATCTACATCGACTACGAGGATTCCGCACGCAACGTGGTCAAACGCCTCCTGCTGCTCGGCGTATCCGGCGAACAGATCATCGGTCACCTGCACTACGTGCGCCCGTCCGCGAAGCCCAGCAGCCCCACCAGCCTCGGCGGCTGGCGCGAAACCCTCGACTACGCCGATACCGCCACGCTCGCCATCATCGACGGCGTCACCAGCTGCCTCGCCTACGCGGGCCTCGACAGCAACAGCGGCGACGACATCGCAGCCTGGTACAACACCATGCCCCGACTCATCTCGGCATGCGGGCCAGCGGTCGTACTCATCGACCACGTCGTCAAAAGCAAGGACAACCGGGGCCGCTACGCCGGCGGCAGCATGCAGAAACTCGCACTCATCGACGGCATCAGCTACAGCGTGGACATGACCAAACCCGTCGGCAAAGGAGTGAAAGGCACCATCGTCATCAAAAGCGGCAAAGACCGAATCAGCGAGATCGAAGAGCATTGCGCCGTCAACTGGAGCAGCGACGGCAGCCACCTGCGCGAAGCCGCGCGAATCGAAATCAACTCCACGGATCCGAAACTCATGCGCGTGAATATAGCCAGACCAAACATGATGCCCAGCGAGGAGACCGCGCGTCAACGTGGCCTCGAACGACCCACCGGACTCATGGAGAAGATCAGCCGGATCGTCGAGAACGCGCCCGAGGAGCCGAACCAGACCGAGATCATCGAACTGCTGAAGGACGACGGTTCAAGCGCCCGGAAGACCACCGTGCTCACCGCCATCAACCGGCTGCTCGAGGGCGAGTGGATCAGCAACCGCTCCGGACGAAACAACCGGAACATCTACGCCAGCGTCAGACCATACCGGCAGATGGACGACCCGAAATCGGACGCTTTCGTGGATCGGATGAGCAGGGAGGAGGCGAGCGAATTGGATAAGGAAAACCATCTCGAAATCTAGTTGTTCCCGTTGTTCCCAGTTGTTCCGAGTTGTTCCCGGAACAACTGGAGTAGCGATGTCCAGCTGTTCCCAGCACTCCCCACCCACACTACGTGTGTGGGTGGGTGCGGGAACAACTGCGACTCGGCCCTCCGGAACAGCAAAAAAAGCACGTCAACGACACTAGTTGTTCCCAACCAAAAAACGTCAGAAAGGAAACCCCAAAATGGCACTCACCTTCAGAGAGCAAGTCGAAGCGACAGCATGGGAGCTGTGCAACGGAGAAGGCACCGTGCCCGAATTGAGGAAGCGGTTCGACGCAGACCCCGAGACGCCGAACTTCGACCCGGCCAAAGCATTGGAGATGCTGCACATCCTCCAGCTCATCAACTACAAGCAAGCCGGCAAGGGACGCGGACGCGCCCGCTGCCACTACCTGAAAAAACCCGAATACGGACTGCTCACCTTCGACGAGCCGAAACCGGCACCCAAAGACGAGCGGGAACGGGAGACCCGCATCCAATGGGCCAAAGACTTCCGCCTCATCGCCGACTGGCTCGACACAAATTGCCACACGGAAAGCGAGGAAGCATGAAAGAGTCCGTCACCATCCAATACCGTCTCGAGGACGCGGTTACCGGGCGGGTCGAAACCATCCCCATCGCCTCCATTAGTTTCGACCAGTGGGGTCAAGGCCATCCCGACCTGTTCAACCTCGACCGGAGAGGCCATCACGGCCGCCGTATGCTCAGCGTACTCATCACCGCCTGCGAAGCGGTGCTGCATGAAATCCAGGACATCAAATGGGAGGGCTGACCCCATGGCCGAACCGATTGACGTGATTCAACGGGCGCTCAGCGCACTGGCCTCAGCGGGATTGGGCAGCGAGTCGCCGGCAGAGGCGTATGTGCTCGGCTACCAGGCCGGCTGGCGGGAAGCGCTCGACCTGTGCATACGAATCGAAACGGCAATCAACAACGAAACGGAGGAAACGAATGAGCATCATCAGCAGTGAAATCGAGGCACAGAAGCAGCGTGACCCGTCGTACATCGACAGTGACCTGCAGTGGGCGTGGGGACGAGGATACAAGGCCGGAGCGTCACGCGAAATCACCGAAGAGGAGATTGCCGCCGCCATGGCCGAAACCCGAAAGTTCATCACGCTCCCCGGCGCGTGGATGGAGAACATCATCAGAATCGCGTTCGACGCGGCAAGAAGAAAGGCAATGGAGGAGTGAGCAGGCCACGCGCCCGTGAACGCAAACCAGCATGGCTTCGCGCGTTCATCCCGAAAACGAGTCCCCTCGTTGTCACCGTCTGCGAGGGGTGCGGCCTGTACGTCATCGAGGATCGCGAAACCGTATGGGAGTCGTGGGATTACGGGTGTGTGGCGGGTGACGACCTGACCGTGGCGATAATCCTCGGCCGGCCGTTGACCCGCGTCACGTGGCTTCCCTCCGTCGGCCACCCGCTGCTCCGTAGCACCTGCGGAGATGCAGGCATCAGACCGGACGGCCAGTATCTGGCCATGCACATGTGTCATCTCGCCCGGATAAGCGTCAAACCGTTCAAACCGCCGAAACGGGAACGCCCGCCAGGCAAGCCATGGGGCGGGCCGAAACTATCGAAACAGGAGATAGCCGAATTCAAACGCATCTGGAATATGCCATACAGCCAGCTCAAACATGAGAAAACCCCAACCAACAAGGTCGGCCAGGGCGGTGAGAAGCAAACATTATTCTAGCCGACCAGCCGGAAGGGGCTCAGCATGAACTGCCAGAACTGCAAAACGATAACCGAAGGGGGATATTCACTGTGCGAGACGTGCGAACTGCGTTTCGCCGGCACGCTCCTGCGACTGGCGCGCGACGTCACGCCGTTGCATGACTCGTTGGACGCGACCCTGCATCCGGGCGGGCATTCGCCCACGCGAATCCAGACGGCCACTCCCCCGACTCCTATCAGGCTTGACGTGCTCGACCTGATCGACATGCTCGACGCCACGGCCCGTGAACTATGGCGTTGCCTCGACGGCATCGACGCCTTGGACTGGCGCAAGGACAAACGCAACGAGGATCTGAAGGCCACGCTCATCGCATGCGCAGGCCACCCCAGGCTCGCCACGTTCGCGGACGCGGGCTTCTACATGCACGTCGTTGACGGCATCGCACGCAAAGTCGATGCTGCGCTGGACCCGCCGGAGCAACGCCGCGAAATCGGCACCTGCGAACTATGCGAGACCATGCTCACCGCTGGGGCAGCAGACCAGTGGGTGACATGCCCGGTCTGCGGGAGGGAACAGCGAGCGCAGACGGTTAAACTGCGTAGGCTCAAGACGTTGTGTTGGGATGATTCCAGGCGCGGGTCTGCGGCTGAGATAGCCAAGGTGTTCACGGACGCGGGAATCACCGTCAAAAGGCATACGCTCACCGTGTGGAAATCCCGAGGCAAGCTTGATGTCACGCCCCAAGGCATTTCATACAGCAGCGTCTACCGGCTCGTCATCAGTGGCGGACTTGACAAAGAGCTAACTGTGACCGCATAATGTCAGTGGATTAGTGTCGAAAAACCCAGCTCATGTGGCTGGGTTTTCGCGTATCTATGCTTTGTTTTTGCGTGGCCTTCCTCCGCCGACACCACGTCCCGGACGTTGAGCGTTCCATTCATCGATGGTCTCAGGCAACCAGCCCCGAGTGCGGCCTATGGTCGCGTCGGGTTCGGGGAGTTTGAGGTTGAGCAGGCCGCCGCTGGTGATGCCGAGGCGTTCGGCGACCTGTTTGACGCCGAGGTATTCAGTCGTCATTGTTGCCTTCCTTGCCGTTGATGATTCCGGCCGCAAGGCCCATGATTCCGGCCGCGAGACCGAAGCCGCCAGATACTATCGGGCTGTCGGATAGCGCGCCGCCCAAGGCCATGGCTCCGAACGTCAGGGCCACGATTCCGAAAATCAGTGATGTTCTCATGATGTGTTTCCGATGAGATAGGATTGGCGGGGAGGTTCCGGCTAGTAGGGTTAGCCGGAACCTGTTTTACTTCTTGTGCTTCGGTCTTCGTCTGATTGCGATGATTATGGCTATCGCGGCGAGGACGTTGGCGATGATGCCGTTGATGACATCGAACCAATCCTTTGGATTCATCGGACCTCCTTTCTGCTGACATATCTATAGTAACACATTAACTATAGATATGCAAGCCGGGGACACCAAGACACGCCAACGGACACAATGACTGCGAGGCATACATGAGCTGGCGAGTCTGCTCGACACCCGGATGCCCGAACCTCATCGAGACGCCGGCACGCAAATGCGACGCCTGCGCTCGGGCCCAGCGGGACCGCGCCCGTACCCGAGGCCATAACCCCTACGGCACCAAGGGGCACCAATCATTCCGCAGGCAAGTGCTCGCACGAGACCCATACTGCACATGCCCCGGCGACTCCGGACGCGGAGGCTGCGGCAAACACCACGGACTCTGCGGCAATCCAAGCACAATCGCAGACCATTACCCATACGAAAGAACCGAACTCATCGACATGCGACTCAACCCCAACGACCCGAAGTTCGGACGAGGCCTATGCAAACAATGCCACGATGTAAAAACCGGCAAAACAAGACCAGCAGGCTTCAACACCAGACAATAAACAGGAACACTGTGCATCACGACAAAAACAGCCGGCAACACCCCAGGGGGGGGTGGGGTGACGACCACCCCGCTTGGACCGCCGGTGAGCTGTCTGTCGGGTGCGCAGGGTTCAAACATCGCTGGCGGGCCGCC